CGTTGAAGGAAGAAGAACAGCAAATAAAGGCGGTCTGATACAAGGATTTCCTAAATTGGCTAAAAAACTATAGGAGGAAAAATGGCTTGGAACTATTTAAAAGCAAAAACAGTCGCTACTCCGGATGCACAGAGAAATAATAAACCTGTGAAGACCGTGAAAGTAGTAAAAGACACAAATCCTGTTAAATCAGGTGCTGTTGGAAAAGCAAGACCCCAAAAACCCGTAACCTGGACATAGTATGTGGTTTGGATTAGCAAAGATGGCTCTGAAAACAGGGAGCCATATTTATCAAAATAGACAACGCACAAAAGCGGCTCTATCGGATGCAGCTTTGTTGCATGCAGAACGCATGGCGCGAGGCGAAGAATCTTACCAAGGCAAACTTTTAGAAGCCCGACAAAATGATCTAAAGGACGAGATCGTCCTCATCATTATTTCGGCGCCCATAATTGTGCTTGCCTGGGGAGTCTTCAGCGATGATCCGGCAATGATGCAGAAGATAGAATTATTCTTTCATCATTTTGGATCTTTGCCCTTGTGGTTTCAAACACTTTGGATTACAGTCGTAGCCAGCATTTTTGGAATAAAGGGAACACAAGTGTTCCGTAACGGAGGATCCAAGAAAAAATAAGGAGAAAAAAATATGAGAAATGACAACAAGCCTTGGAAAAGACAAGGATACAAATCTGGTGGAAGAACTGGAAAACAATTCGGTGGACCATTAGCTCAACCACTTGCTCAACCGGGTGCTCAACCATTAGTTCGACCTGGTGTTGCGCCTGCTAGACCGCTTGGTTTTAAAGGTGGTAAAAGAGTTAAAGGAGTTCATGGCGGTGTACTTGCTAGACCAGTAGCTAGACCCCTTGGATTTAAAAAAGGTTCAAAATCTTCAAACGTTTATAAAAAAGGCGGAAAAGCATAACTGTGTCTAAAAAACAGAAAGAAAAGACACAATTAAAAGCTAGTTACAATTTGGGAGAAATAACACTTCCAAAACCCGAAAAATATATAGGAAAATTTATTAAAGCTGAAGTAGATGGTAAAAAACTTTCTAATCCAAGCTACGTGAAATATTATAAAGATATAGTTTAATGGATCCATTAGCGATCGTTGCAAAACTACAAAAAATTCTAAAAGACAATCTTCAACGTGTTGGTGACACTATGATTAGTGGAGGTGTTGACAATATGGAGAAATATCAATATATGTTAGGACAGGCTCGTACTTATCAGTACATGCTACAGGAAATCTCTAACCTGCTAAAAGAGAAGGAGCAAAAAGAAGATGAAGGAAACATTATTGACTTCGGAAAAGGAAGTCCCAAAGCATAAAAATGCTTTGCAGGAAAAATACAAATCAGAAGAAAAAGAACCTTTAAATCCAGACAATATTCAAAAATCTCAGCTCCCCACTCCCAGTGGCTGGAGACTATTGGTGCTGCCTTTTACACCTCGAGAAAAAACTAAAGGCGGGATTCTTATTGCACAGGAATCTTTAGAAAAATTACGCATCGCTACTAATTGTGGCTATGTGATAAAAATGGGGCCGTTGGCTTATCATGACCATGATAAATTTCCAACGGGACCGTGGTGCAAGACTGGAGATTGGATAATCTTTGCCCGTTATGCGGGATCAAGACTACCGATCGAAGGCGGTGAAGTACGCATCTTGAACGATGACGAAGTTCTAGGAACGATTAAGGATCCTGAATCCGTGCTTCATCATAATTAATCATAGGAGGAACTATGCCAAAAGACGAAAAAACAATTGATATCGATACATCCGGACCGGGTGTAGATATTGAATTGCCAGAAGAAAAAGACAAAGAAAAGGAGTTAGAAAATGAAGCTACTGAAGACAGTGCTAAGCCCGCTGACACACCTGAGAAATCTAGTGAGCAGTTGGATGTTCGAGATAGTAAGGACGATAAAGACTCGGAACCAAAGAAGGAAGAAAAAGAAGAAGAGAAACTAGAAGAAAAACAAGAAGCTGAAACCAAAGTAGAAGAAAAGAAAGAATTAGAGGAATACAGTGAAGGGGTTAAAAAAAGAATTGCGAAACTAACCAAGAAATGGCGTGAAGCTGAACGGCAAAGGGAAGCCGCTTTGGATTATGCCAAAGGCGTTCAGGTTGAGCATTCTCAATTAAAAACTCGATTTTCAAGACTAGAGCCTGATTATGTCAAGGCGCTTGAAAGTAGAGTTGTATCTGGAATCGATGCGGCTAAAGCCAAACTTCACACGGCAAGAGAAGCAAACGATATTAATGCTGAAGTTGAAGCTCAAAAGTCTATTGCTCAACTTGGTATTGAAGAAGCGCGGTTGAATGTTTTAAAAGAACAACAGTCACGAGCTAAAGAAAGAGAGGTAAGAACTCCCTCTTTAGATCAAGCGATTGCACCTCAACCCGCAGATCCTAAAGCAGAAGCATGGGCGGAAAATAATGAATGGTTTGGAAAAGACAACGCCATGACTTATTCCGCTTTTGATTTGCACAAGAAACTAACCGAGGAGGAAGGGTTTGACCCTAAATCCGATGAATATTATGTTGAGGTTGATAAACGAATGCGTCTTGACTTTCCACATAAATTTGTTAATACTAAGTCTCAGGAATCGACTAAACCTACACAAACAGTAGCATCCGCTACGCGAAGTGTAAAACCAGGTCGCAAAATAGTGAGACTCACATCGTCTCAAGTAGCAATTGCTAGAAAATTAGGTGTGCCACTTGAAGAATATGCGAAACAATTAAGAATCACGAAGGAGGCATAAGCATATGACCAATGAAAAAATAAAAACTTCCCGTGCGAGCCAGAGTAGAGAACAAACAAAACGTAGAACTACATGGACTCCACCATCATCTTTAGATGCACCCCCTGCGCCTACAGGATTTCACCATAGGTGGATAAGATCCGAAACCATGGGTTTTGATGATACAAAAAACATGGCCGGAAAAATAAGATCGGGTTATGAATTAGTGAGAGCTGATGAATATCCAGAATCTTCATATCCAACGGTGAATGAAGGCAAATACAAAGGGGTAATCGGAGTTGGTGGCCTTTTGCTGTCAAGGATACCCGACGAGCTCGTTAAAGCGCGCGATGAGTATTTTAGAAAAATGACTCAGGATAAAGACGACGCGATTGAAAGCGATCTCTTGAAGGATCAGCACCCAAGTATGCCAATCAATGCTGAGAGGCAGACTCGTGTAACCTTCGGTGGTACTAAGAAAGACTAATTTATTAGCGATTCTTGTCCAACGAAATTTTATTAACTAAGGAGAAAAACTATGGCAAACCAAGACGCCGCATTTGGTCTAAGACCAATTGGCAAGTTGGGCAGCAATAGAGAAGCAGCAGGAACTACAGAATACGAAATTGCAGCTTGCGCATCCGCTCTTTACCAAAACCACGTTGTTTCAGCGTCCGGTGCTGGTATCGCAGTTGGTGCAGCAAACCAAGGCAGTGCGTTAATGATAGGTTCATTGCAAGGCGTTTTCTTTACTGACGCAACTACTAACAAGCCTACTTTTGCGAATAACTTGGCAGCAAGTAATTCTGCAACGGACATTAAAGGCTTTGTCACAGATGATCCTTTTCAGTTATATGAAGCACAATCAGATAATGCTAGTGCCTCCGCTCAAGGAGACATTGGACTAAATGCTGATATTGTGGTAGCAGCAGGCGCTTCGCCGAACTACATTTCTAAAACTGAAGTAGGAGACTCTACATTAGCGACGACAGCCGCTAATTTACGAGTTGTGAATTTGTCAGATGATCCAGACAATAGCGATTTAACAGCCGCTAACGTTAACTGGAAGGTTATTATCATCGAACAATTCTACACAACTACAACAGGAGTATAAGGAGGATAAATTATGGCAATATCACGATCACAACTAGTCAAAGAACTAGAGCCAGGTTTAAATGCCTTATTTGGCCTGGAGTACAAAAACTATGCTAACGAACATGCCGACATATTTGATCAAGAAAATTCAGACAGAGCTTTTGAAGAAGAAGTTATGTTATCTGGATTTGCAAATGCTCAAGTAAAGGCAGAAGGATCTGGTGTTACATTTGATAGCGCTAACGAAACCTTCACTGCTCGTTATACGCATGAAACAATTGCTTTAGCGTTCGCAATCACTGAAGAAGCGGTTGAGGACAATTTGTATGACAGAATTTCATCTCGTTATACAAAAGCACTAGCACGTTCTATGGCTAATGCTAAACAAGTTAAAGCAGCCAACGTTCTGAACAGAGGATTTAATAGTTCGTACACTGGCGGAGATGGTTTAGAACTGTTTTCTACTGCACACGTAATTGTGTCTGGTACAGAACAAAATGAACTATCAACTGCAGCAGACTTAAACGAAACTTCATTAGAGCAAGCAATGATTGACATTGCTGCGCTAACTGATGAAAGAGGTTTAAAAATTGCAGCTAGAGGAATGAAAATGATTGTTCCTTCAAACTTGCAATTTACTGTTGAGAGATTGATGAAATCTCAAGGTAGAGTTGGAACAGCTGATAATGATATCAATGCAGTTGTATCTATGAATATGGTTCCACAAGGTTATGTGGTTAATCACTATTTAACAGATACTGACGCATGGTTCATTAAAACAGATGTACCAAATGGACTAAAACACTTTGTTAGAGCACCAATCAAAACTGCTATGGAAGGCGATTTTGATACTGGTAACGTTAGATACAAAGCTAGAGAAAGATACAGCTTCGGCTGGTCTGACTGGCGTGGTATCTTCGGATCACCAGGTGCGTAATAGCAACTAAAACAAATTAATGAGGCGGCCTTAAAACCGCCTCATTTTAACTATAAAGGTATAAATTCACTATGAAAAACTTCAGAATTCAAATTCGATGCCATGGTTATTATGCTGACTTTAAAGTCACGTGTGAAGACACTCCTCAAGGTATCGAGAATTCAATCCTTGACAAACTGGGAAAAAATGAGGTAAAGTTCGAAAAAGATGGATTCTCAGGAAAACATCTTAAATGGATAACCTATGAGGAGGTTATAAATGACCCAAGACCTGTACATTACGAAGAAGTCCTTGGAGTTAGAATGGCAACAGGAGCACCTGAAGGAGGGCAAGTATAATATCAACATGTCCTATATTGATAAAAAAATTCAGGAAATTGTTAAAGAAATCATTGCCAAAGAATTTGAAGCAGATACTCTTCAAGTTAAAATACACGATTCCAAGCCCGAAGTTTCGATAGCCACTTAAGCGCTATCAAAAATCATACATTTCTGTAGGGATCTCTTGCGCCAAATTCAAATTTGGGGTATAGATTAATCACTATACAATTAAATTAGAATGCTGACGAGTATAGTCGACGGCCTAGAGACAGTATTCGCAAACTAGGAGGATTATAAAATGGCAACAACAACGTTTAATGGTCCAGTTCGATCCGAAAAAGGATTTGCAACTGTTACCAAAAACACAACTACTGGAGCTTACACTGTAAGACCAGAAGGTACTAAACCATCTTTAATTGGTTTAACAGCAACTGCTGTGTCCACAAGTGGTACATTGACGTATACAAAAAATGTAATCACTATCAATAATTTCACAGGAGCAGCTGCACAAGCTGTAACATTACCTGCAGCTAATCAAGGAGATATTGTAGTACATGCTCAGTCGGTTGATACAACTGGCGGAACAAATACTCTTTCATTTGATTGCGCAGGAAGTGATGTTTATGCAACAGGATCATTTATTGAAAGCAGAGGATCATCTGCGGTCATTTTTGATTCATCAGCAGCGAGTGAAACGTTAGTAACGTTTACACCTGCTAATGCTGCTACTAATTTATTTAGTATTGGCTCATACATGTATTTTACATGTTTTGAAAAAGGAACATGGCAAATTGGTTTTGATTTTCAACATTTAGGTGCTGGAACAACTGGTGCATGGGTTTTTGCATCATAATATTAATTAATGTGAGCTCTTTCGGGAGCTCACAAAATTAGGAGAACAGATGGCAATAGGAAATGTACGACAAACCATAGCTTTAACAGCGGATGGACAATTACAAAAATATGTAGGTACAAGTGCTACTGCAATTACTAAAGCTAGAATCATGTCAGTACAGGCACAATCAAGTGCAGCGGATGGTAGTGTTAAAATTTATAATGAAGCCGATAGTTCTAAAACAGCAAGTGCTTTAGTATTTGAAGCTAAATGGGGAACCGCAGCTAACACTGAGTTTGTTGTGAGACTTCCTGGAGACGGTATCTATTGTGATACTGGCATGTATGCTGATTTAACTAATTGTGATTTTTTAGTAGTTACTGGCGCATTCACGTAAGAGAGAGGTAGCAAATGGCAAATACTACTTCTGCAACAGCCACTTTCGACAAGACATTTGCTGTTGATGAAATTATCGAAGAAGCCTACGAACGAATTGGTTTACAAGCTGTTTCAGGATATCAATTAAAAACCGCTAGACGTTCTTTAAACATTCTTTTTCAAGAATGGGGTAATAGAGGTTTGCACTACTGGGAAGTGGGCGATACTAATATTGACCTTGTTGAAGGTCAAGCAGAATATACTTTCTATAGAGCAAGCTCCGATGGAACTTCTTCAACTACAGCTGGAGGAACAACAGGAACATCTACTTATGGTTTAGCTGATGTTTTAGAAGCAACTTATCGAACAGGTAGAGGAACAACTTCTGAAGCTGATTCTGCACTTACAAAAACAGATCGAGCTACTTATTCTGGTTTAGCAAATAAATTGTCTAAAGGAACTCCTTCTAGATATTTTGTGCAAAGACTAATAGACAAAACAACTGTCACCTTATACCCAACACCTGATTCTACAGCAGCATCAAAAGATATTCATATTTATTTTGTAAAAAGAGTTCAGGATGCTGATGCAACTTATACTGATGCAACGGACACACCGTATCGATTTGTTCCTTGTATGGCATCAGGATTATCTTTTTATTTAGCACAGAAATATGCACCTCAAAGAGTGCAAGAATTAAAATTATTATACGAAGACGAATTAAAAAGGGCTTTGGCGGAAGATGGGTCTTCTACAAGCACTTA